ACAAATTTGATTAGGCAACGAGTAACCACATATTTAAAAACTGTGCTGCTATAGTTTCCTACTGCCACTGGGCTACCGGCTGCATTTTTAAAATAGCCTGTAGTTTCATTTGCTAATGTAGTGCTTTGGTTCCAGGTGCTCAATGCAGTTGCACCAGTGTTCACTGTTTCTCTAGGGAAGTTTGCATAGTAGAACTGTTTGAACGTGGCTGTTGCTAAATTAGGTTGCACTTGATTAGCAATAACATCGGCTATTTCGTTACGATTAGTCCACGTAAAGTTTACAGTAGGGAGTATGTTTTGTTCCCAAATGGCACCGTCACTTGAGAAACTGTTTGTTGAAGAATACTTGCCTGTGTTGTCAACTAAATCAAGGTAACGACTTGTACCGATACTTGCACGATTCAAAGCCTTGCTCTTGATAATTGAGTTGTAAAGTGTATATGGGAAGAGGTTATAGTCTTCTCCGTTGACCATGCGGTTCTGTGTGTAGTAACGAGCAGGAGCACGTTGTTTGATATCATTGATACTTTCGCGTGCTTGGGCATTACTTACTGGTTGGGTGATACCACATGTAAATGTAATAGTTTCAAGATTGCCTGATCGACTGATGTAACTGATAGGCAATACGATGTTTTGCATTTCTGAAGGATTAATAATGTATTGTAATCCGTTTGATGCACGTACATAAGCACGGAATGTTCCTACAGGAATTTCTGAGAACACGCCGTCACCAAATACCAAAGTAATTTGATCGTTAGCTCTTGAAGTTGTTGAATAAATTGGACGGAGAGCAGAGATTTGTTCTGCCGCTGCGGCATAAACGTTTTCAGTATACGCCCACTCTCTAGAGATATTGCCAACATTGTCAAGTTGGAACAACCAACGGTCAGTATTGTTAACACCTTCAATGTTGATGTTTACTGTTCGGTTAGAAATTCTTTCAGACAAGTTGAAATCTTGGTTCTGTAAAGTACCTTGCTTGAACAAGAAAAAGTAACCGTTGTTGGCCGACTGATATCCCAGTTTGTCATTACGGTATAGCATGTTAAATGTGCTGTTAGGAACTGGACTAGGTTCATAAACATAATCTCTGCCAACAGATGTTGAAGTCATTGCTTCAAATGGCATGTTAACTCCGTCAACTGTGGAAGTATATGGAATTACTGGTAGGAACCCTGGCACAAGATTAATGCCATATTCACTAGTATCTACACCTAGGATTGTTTGTTTATTACCCGGGCGGCCAATTTTTTGACTGCTCACTAGAGATGCATTGATTACTGCTGTCCATTGCTCTAGCCAGTCAAAGTTAGTGGGATCAGCCCAGTTGATTGTGACGTTGCTCAGGTTAACACCGTTGTAATCAACAACATTTTCTGTTGTTGTAACACTGAACACTTTGAGCATGCCTTCAGCAGCAGTGTTACGTTTGGCGGTGTAACTCACAAGATTAGCTAGTTTCACAGCAGAATCGCGACGCTCTGCTGTGTCTAAATAGTTTTCACGAGTGTTAAGATCAGTGCGGAAAGCAAGTGCTTGCCCCATGAACGCAATAACGTCCAGCAATGCAATATATTCTGAAGATTCAATGTAGTCATTGAATGTTTCTGGGTAGTACAAACGCAAGTAATCAACAAAACTCTTACGTAATGTTTCGAAATCGTAGCTTTGAAAGTCAGCTTCTCGATAGGTTTGATAGATTTGTTTCCAATCTTCTACCCCGAATATTGCTGTTTGTCTTGTGGTCTTTGCCATTGCTTGTTAACCTTATATGTCCTGATACTTTATTTATGGACATAAAAAACTGGGTAGTTATACGTAGCTGGCTGATTTAGATTGTTCGTCGAAGAATATATTCAAAATTTCTGATGTTGTAGAGCCTACAACCTGCAATTCTACTTCGATCAACATACCGTTTAATTGCGGAAATGTATTAACTTGCACAATTGCAATTCTCGGATCTCCACTTGCAACTCGCTGTATTTCATCCTGTATTCCTTGCAGTACTGCTGGCGATTGGTTTTCAAACAAGTATCCCCAGAGTACAGTTCCGTATCCAGGGCGACCGGGTAGTTGGCCTTGGCGTATGTTAAATGCGTTTAGAAGATCACGCTTGACTAACTCAAAGTCAGTAAGAGTGAACTTTTTGTATTGCTGTTGTGTATTGAAGCCAACGAATGTAGTCATAGTAATATTTATGTGGCAATTTTGTTGGCCAAGTCCTTGATTCGTTTTACAATATCTTTAGCATAGGATACGTATGTTGTTAATGCCCGTTGTGCCACTTGGAATGCTTGTGGTATTGTGCCTTTGCTACTGCTTGGCAACGAATCAATTGCTGAGATTGCTGCCTCTTGTAATGGCACAGATCTAGCCGTAAATGTAGCTTTAATTGCTTGCAATTCACCGTTTAGTTGATTCCATTGTTCTTGTGTTATAGAACCTGCTTGTTCATATTCTTCTATTGTTGGCACTAACGCTTTTGTTGACTCGTATGTTGAATCAACAAAATCTATAAACGCACGAACTTTTGTTTTAGCATCTGATGTGCCTCCACTACTGGCAGACACACTAGGAACTTTTTCGTTACCTACCACACGGGTAGAGGCCGCATCTACTGTTTCTGTATTTGCAGTATCTGATGCCGGCTCTGGTTTGGTTTCTTTGAGCAATGCTGGCTCAACTTTGCCCTGGGCAAAACTAACAGCAAACGCCCCTGCTGAGGCTACATTATCAAATGACGCTTTAACATCAGCTGGCAAAGCGTCAGCAGCACCTGCTAGTCCGCCTGCTGCGGCAGCGGCAGCACCTGCTAGTCCTGCGGCACCCGGAATTGAAGGAACGCTTGCTCCGCCCTTCATCCATGCTACTGTATCAGTTACGCTCTTGGCAGCGTTTGTTGCTACACCAGCAAGAGCTTGTGGATTTAATTTGTCAACAGGAACGCCTGCTTGCTTTAATCCATCGAGGCCAGATTTCATAAGTCCTTGTTGTACTTTATCTTGTAATCCTGTGTTGCCTAGCAAACTATCTAGACTCTTGGCTCCGTCTTTGCCAGTCCACACAGTAGGACTCTTAAGTACTGATACTAGGTCTCCAGCACCGCCTGCTAAAAATGCCGCTGCTGTTCCGGGTTTTACTAGGCCAGCTTTTTCTAATTGTTTTGCATCAAAACCAAACTTACCAACTCCTAATGCATCGCTAATTTTATCAACACCTTGTCCAACCAGTTTGCTTGCCGAAGCCATAGCACTGGTTACATCAGGCAATTTCATCCCATCAATCCCGCCAAGTGCAGGTGCTTGTTTAGCAAAGTCAGCAACATTAATTGGATTAGTAACTGTACCAGATAATGCTTTGCTGACTGTGTTTACTGCTTGATTTGCAAATGATCCTATTTGTCCAGCTGCACCTGTTAGTGCCCCACTAACACCTGGAATACTAGGCATGCTTGGTAAGTTCAAACCTCCACCTGCACCGCTAAGTGCTTTGCTTATTGCTCCTGTGGCTCCGCTGGCAGCAGTAGTTAAAGAATTAAATGCTGCGGCACCCCCTGCTAAGGCAGAAGATACTTGTCCGGCGGCGGCTGCACCTCCAGGACCCAAAATAGAAGTAATCGATCCTAAGTTAGTGCCACCTGGCAGCAGACCGCTTATAGCACCCTGTGCTTGTGATAACATTGCGGCTGCACCTGGCAATCCGCCTGCTGCTTGTGTGGCTGAGCTAACTACTGCTCCTACTTTTAATCCAGCTAATGATCCAGTATCTAACTGTTGCTTGAAGATTGACTGTGCTTGTTCAAAGGTCATTCCTTCGGGACCTTTAACAGTAAAGGTTCCGCCTGTAGGACTTGGAATGTTAAAAACGCTCATGATGACTTAGTTATCTCCACACCAGCTGGTACAGGGATCGCACCTGGAGGCGGTGTTGGGTTTTCTTCAAACGTAACTTCAACATCAACGCCCTTGTTGTGATAAGGGTAAGGTTCATGAGTTGGAGCACGAGTAACAATACTTTCAAGACCGTCAGTGGCCACTTGCCAACCGTCGCTACTGCTAAACTCAGTATCATCTAAAATAGTGGTTGTTAGCGGATTTGGTGCGGTTACTTCTGTAGCGGCGGGTCCGTTAAGATCAATACCGCCAGCTTTAAATACCAATGCACTTCCGCCAGCCCAGCTACCTGTTCCGCTGTCTAAAGCAAGTGTGCCGTCAGACTTAACACCGATGTAGCTTTTGCTGTAAATTTTAAGATCTTCTTGTGCTGTAATTTTAAGGTCTACCATAGCTTCTAGGTGTATGGATTCTGTGGCTTTTACTTTAAAATTGCGACCAGCAAACATGTTAATATCTCTATCAGCATGCAAATTTATATCACCAACTGTACGCAAGTTAATGGAATTAGAACTATAAACATCTAAAGTTCCTTCAGCTCCTAATTCAAACCAGCTGAGTCCGTTAGCATGTGTGATGTAGAAAAAGTCTCCGGAGTCGCTCATGGTAATTTGATGACCAGCTGTAGTTCTAAAACGTATTAGTCTGTTATCGCCATTTATATCCCCGTCATCCATTACCAAGGAGTGGCCGCCAACTCGACCAATAACTTTAGCATCCTGCGGCTTGAGTTCATTGGCATCAATTTTTTCTTTAATCTCTTCGTACTTCATGCCACCTTGATAGATAGCAGTACCTGGGGTGCTAACACCAAATACCGCACTAGGGCTCTCGCGTTGGCTCGAGCTGCCAATAGGTCCACGTTCAGGATCTGCAATAAGACCTTGGCGGAACATTGTTTGTGCAATTACCGCTTGTACAGGTTTGGGTTTATCAAAGTATCGACCTGACTCTTCAAGTGCTGTGTTGTTTGTATTAATCTCAACTACAGGTAAACGAATTGCATCGCCAAAATAAGCAGCTTGATTTTCATTTTCTGCCACGTAGGCAGTTGATGCTCCAATCGCAGGAACCATGTGTCCTATACTTTGGTCTGGGCTAATACCTATGTAATATCCTTGCGATCTATCACCGTTTACAAATACACATAGAACTGTGATACCTATATCTGGTGGAGTAAACCACATGCCATAGCTATTTGAGTTTCCGTCAACATATGACCCAAGCCCTTCCTTAGGAGGGTTATACGGCGTTGACCCAAAAAATGGAGGCATGTAACTTACAGTAACCCACTTTGAATCGTCGTTTTCGTCGCCATTTGCAAATGCTTCAATGTATACTTGAATACGCCCTGCACGATCTGGGTCTGTGGTATTTTTTACTAAGCCATAAAATGGTCCAAACTCCGCTGGTACACCGCCACGATCAAATTTATAATTGCGTGGACGACCTCTACTACGTTGAATTTCTGATCCCATTATCTATCCTTATGCGTCTCTTGATATATCTTGCGGGCCATCAGGTGCATCCTGTAACCCTGCTTCACTTACTCGGGCAAGTGTTGGCGGTGGTGGGACACTGCCGTCATCATACCACGATAACGGTTCTCCTGACCCACTAGTAGGAGCCTCAGGAGGTAGTGATGGCTGTACTTGATCGTTTGGTCCTGGAGGTGTTTCAGTTGCACCATTATTACTAGTCGCCTGTGCTGAGCCACTAGAGGTTGTTGGCAACGATCTAGTTCCTGATTGTCCTCGTTGGTTAGCATTTGCTGCCGACTGTGATGTACCGCGAGATCCTCTGCC